CTGTCTTGACATTAACAGTAGTGTCTTGTAAAAAAGAAATTAAAACTGAAACAACTATAGAAGTTGTTGATTCAACTAACGTAGCTACTGATTCAGTTGCTGTTGATTCTGTTGAAGTTGAAACAACAGAAGTTGTTGAAGAAAAAAAATAATAACAGTTAAAGAAACAAAAAACCCATCATATGATGGGTTTTTTTTTTTATTTTAATAATTCTTTGATTCTATTAATATTTTCAGTAAGTCCAATCATTTTACCAATATCAATCGTATTATCTTCTCCTTTACTGTTTGTCCCCATAATTGACTTGGCAATATTTTTGGCATATGAAGACAAAAATCCACCTTCTTCAGACGGAGTATCATCTTCGGATTCAGGGTCTGTTGATAATGGAGATGATGACGAATCAGTATTTGATTTTTTAGATACGTGAACATGGTTGTCATGGTCTTTCATACCAAATGTTAAAACAACTTTATCATTACCTGATTCGGCAACATTTTTGGCATATCCTAATTTAACTAATTCCCCAACTAATTTGTCAGCATCCGTTCTATTTGATGTACTTACAGCCTTTCCATTAATTATTGCAATATCAACAGCATTTCCGGTTTCATGTCTTGTACCTGGTCTATGACCTGTAATTGCGGTTGTAATGTCAACTTTAAGATTTGCGTTTTTTGCTGCCGTTTGTATATCTTGTAACAGTGAAACGTTGATGTTATCTGCAGAAGGATTACTACCGTTTAAAGGTTTAAAATCAACATTACTAAAATTATCTAAAGCTTCTGTCACTTTGTTTTTTTTCATATCAGAAATGATATCATATTTTCGAGTTATTTTATTAAATTCATTCATATTAATAAATACTTCAATATGGAATAAAAAAAAATCCGACTAATTGTCGGACTTCTTTGTGTATGTTAATCTTTTAATCTGAGGTTGAGTTGGTATGTTAACACCTTCGTTTAATTGTTGTCTATATTCAGGAGGAACAGTTGGGATAACTCTTGGTTTTGACACGGATGGAGAAGTTACTTTATTTCCATCTCTTGAGGTTTTAGTCTTAATCCTTTTAACCGGATTAACTCTAATTAAACCATAACTTATCCATCTATACCATATTCTTTCGTGAATGTAGTATTGAATTGGTTTATAGAGTAATTCAATTACACCAAACGCGGCTCCAATTTCAATTTTACCTGTTACTCCCCACATAATCAAAAAACCTATTAAGGTGCTGATTATTCGATAACTTATTGTTTTTGCTAAATGTCGTTTAGCAGATACTTTAATTTGACTCATATGAATTAATATTGTCCGGGATTGTAATATTTTTTAATCCCTCATCCCTTTTCAGGTTTATTCCAACTGCTCTTGGTATTTCCAAATTATCCGGGTCCAAATCATTTAAGATTATTCGACTACCTCGACCACAATTCATGACAATTTGATTATGTTTCAAACCAATAACATTTAGTTCGTGTTCGGTTAATAGTCGATATGAATCAGGACGTGCGGTTGTAACTATAATTACTGCACCATTAGTAAATTGTTCATTTAAATAATCAATAACGTCTTGGATTGGTTCCAAAGAGGTCTCATTAAGTTCAGTAAATTTTCGATACTTTACTATAGTACCATCAATATCAACAAAATAGGTAGGATTCTTAATTACTTTACTCATTTTGATTCTTTTATTGATTGTTAAGGAAAGCTAATTCATCATTAGTTAATGATTTTAGACCCGATTTAGTAATTTTGTCTAACAAATCATCCACTCTATATTCATTAATCACTTCAAGACACTCATTAATTTCACTGTCATCATCTAATAACTCATCAAATATCATCAGTAATTTTTCACGCATTATCTTATCGTATAATTTCGGTCTAAATATTTTATCGAACCACGTTAAAGTTTCTTTTTTCATATCTAATTATTTTATACAAAATTAATCATTAATACAACACCAACCAAATAAATGATTAAGTTATTTTAAGTATTCTAATAATTTTTCTTTAACCCCTGATTGTTTGATTCCTTCATTTTCTCTTGGTGTATGAACAAAGTTTGATAAACCCCACTTTTGTTCTCTATTGTAAGTATCTCTTTCACCTAACTCTAAATCATCGATACAGGCCCAATGTGTAACTTCAGGATGGTCGGTTAGATATTGTCTAACTTCTACACATCTTTGTTGTAAGTGCATTGTTCGTCTAACCCATTCAAATTCATCCGGTTTATCACAACCGATGTATCGTTTGGTGAATGCGATTGGTGCTTTTAAGATTCCTTTTGATAGGTAGTATTCTCCGATTTCTTCCAATGTTGCAAATAATCTCCAATCAGAGGAAACAACTAATTCCGCTCCTGTTTCTTCTAATACTTGATTCAGTACCTTAACGGCTTTTTTATCAAAGTCGTCAAATCTTACATCAACTGGCGCGTCTGTGTCGCTGGTTGCTTCAGGATTAAGTTTTTTATACTTCTTCCATTTTTTGGCTCTACCACCCCAATTGTTCGCTAAACAGATAACACCATCGTTATCAAGAAATATTACTTTCATCTTCTAATTCTTTAAATATTTTTAACATTTTAGGGTCTGTCTCATTATAATACTTGATATTCATATCATCCCAATGTTCTTTAATCTCAATTGGGGATAGACAACACCATCGCAAAAATACAAAAAATAATTTGATTCTTAATTTTAATTTTTTAATTATTGTTTTCATTATTCATACATTTCTTTTATTTCATCATCACTTAAATCGTCCCAATCAATATCATTTGTTTTTGGTTCATTCGCCTGAAGTATTTTTGAGACACTTAAATTGTATAGGACATCTCCCAAGCTATCCTGTGATAGGATATATTTTCTAATTTCTTCTATTGTAAATGTGTTTTGCATCTTATTCTTTGTATAATTGTTCAATAATATATTGAATACCTTTTTCAGTTAATTTATAACCATCAGGAAATTCACCATGACCGTCACTCACCCTAAATAAATGAATAGGGTTGACTAAACTTAACCCTCTTAGAACTTTGTGTTGTTGAATTACTCTTTTAGCTCCTTCTCTTTTCACATCGTTAAAGATGTTCTCAATTTTAATTTCTCGGGATTCATCAACCATTCTCTTACCCCAAGTTTCAGGATTACCTATTGGTGATTTATCATTATCAAATCTTTCAGAATACTTCTCAGGTCTCTTACCAATAATTTCTTCTTTAGGGATAACTGTTACCTCATGTTTGAATTGTTTTTTATCATATGATTCATAATCATCATACAACCCCAATTCTTCATCAGATTTCATCATATCAATTAGATGTTGTTTTTGTTCATCTTTATCCTTCATTTTCACGCATATTTTATCTGGCAAAGATAGACAAAAAAATTGAGTATATCTACAAAAAAATAAAATAATTGTTTGTTAAAGTGCAGTCAGTTCTCCCCTTACAAAGTCCTCGAAGTTTGGACCTTTTTTAATGTAATATTTTGAACCTTCTTTATCGTAAGCGATAATTCCGGCTAAAACTGCGGAGTTAAATAACGCAGAAAAATGACCTCTAAAATCTGAAGACGGTCTAAACATCTTAGTACCGGGAGTTGAATATAGAGTTTTTCCGTTCTCTTCTTTTTTCTCCAATTTTCCTGTATCGACTAAAAAATCTAATTTTGTGATTTTTTTACCGGAGTTTAATGAATCAACCAATTGTTTGATTAAACCTTTATTTTGTTTGAATGTATAACCATAACTATCTCTATTTGGTGTCCATACTTTTCTTGGGTCTTTTAGTGTTAATGCTCTAAATTTGTTATCATTTTTTAATCTTCTTAAATAGTAACGATAAACAGAATCCATTATTGCGCTAAATCCATTCTCTGGTGTCTTACTTTTAAAAAATTCTGTACCATACTTTATAAAAATTGATTCACCTGACATATCAGTATCTGTATTTGTTTCAAAACCTTCCTCACCATCTAATTCAATGTTCATGTCAATAAAATCGTCTTCAAATGATACTAAAATAAATAAAAGATATCTATCAACTATTTCACCATTAACGACTAAGTCCATCATTACATTATAATGATTCTCGTCAAGGGTTCCTGGCCAACGAAATACAACAAAAACCGGTACATCTACCTTTAAATCTTTTGATACATCGAAAGATGCCGAAGTATTATTATCATCAAAAACATTATTTAATAAATCACTACCCTTTTTGTTTTTTAACTTTTCGTAATGGTTATTAATCGTTTGAATAATTTTAGGTGCTCCTAAATTAAAAACTTCTTTTTCTCTTTTAGAGAAGGGTTGGTCCTGTGCATCATACCATTCATCCTCACCTGATGGGGATTTATGGATTGCAATCTTATAAAACTTATTTGATTGGTCGAATTTTTTTAGGATTATGTAGTATAAACCTTGAGTTCCACTAGTGTATCTATCGTAATGAGTTTTATCGTAATCTGTGGTACACCATCTTGTTCCCGCCCCATACTTACAAGAAGATTTATGAGTTAAAGGACGAACAATTAAAATGTTTGGGTCTTCATAAACTTTTTCAGTTTCGGTATCATCAATTTTTTTTGATTGATTTTTGGATTTGTAGTCGGAAAGTTCAATTGATAAATCGGACAAATCTTCATATTGATTAATATCTTTTTTCTCAAGATTCTTTGAGAATTTATCGAACTTTTTTAATAATGATAATGAGTTGTCAAGTTCCCATTTGGCGGGATGACTATATCTCAAGCTATTAAAAAGAAAATTACCATATTTGTAATTGGTTTTTTTCATAAAAGGGTCATTGAAGACATAATCAAATACTTGTTGACTAAGTGTTCCTGAATATTTCCTTTCTAAATCTTCTTTTCTACCCTCGATAAGTAAAATATTAACTAATTTCATATTAATAAATACTCCGAATTTTCCTTATTTTAGTAGGGTTTCTTTTATCTTATTAATTGACTTAATAACTGAATAGTAATTACATTCATATAAACTACAAGTTTTAGGTCTAATATCATATACTATACATTTTTTTTCGTCTGTATCATAAAAAATACAAGGTAATTTCTTATTGTCTAATTTAACTCTAAAGGCGGGATATGAAATTGGTGTTTGCCAAGAAGGTTTGTCTGAGAATAACTCTTTACCTTCTTCAAATTCAATGAAGATATCCTCATGTTTAACTTTTTCACCTAATTTTTCTGATAATTTTTCTATGAATTGGTGAGAATCATTAATTGGTCCCATAATCCAATCTCGGTCTTCAATGGTACAACAACTTCCGTCATACCCTTCAATACCCCAACATTTATTACTACATACGTTACAATCTGTTCCCATGGTTTAATTATAATAAAAATTTTTAAATAAAAAATACACCTCCACAAACTTTTCACCATCTCCACACTATTTATTATAAAAGAAAATTATGAGTATAAATAAGTCGAAACGAAAAATGGGCGAATGTTCCTGTGATAATTGTGGGGTTATTTTTGAAAAACCTTTGAGTGAGTTGAATCGAAACAAAAAACTTGGTAGAATGAATTTTTGTACAAGAAGTTGTGTCGGTAAAAATAACATAAAAAATTTTCCGGATAGGGAGAATAATTATGATATTTCCAAACATTCAAGTAATAATAGAGATGAGTTTACAGGGTTTAGAGATTTTTTAAGGAGAATTAAAAGAAGAAATTATGAATATGATGTTGATTTGGAATACTTAAAAAAAGTATGGGATAGTTGTAATGTTTGTGTTTACAGTGGGGTTAAATTAACTTTACCGACTCATATTCAAAATAATAACCCATTAGTAACTGCGTCAATTGACCGAATTGATTCAACAAAAGGTTATGTTAAAGGTAATATTCAATATATTTCAATTACTGCGAATCATGCAAAAAATTCAATGTCTCACGAACAAATGTTAGAATTTTGTGGGTTAATTATGGAAAACAAAAAACCCATCGTATGATGGGTTTTTCTTTTGGTGGAGATGTCGGCTTCGAAGCCGAGTGCTGCTCACGCTAAAAATTCAAGACTACACGTTTATTCAATTTTTCTAAACTGACAAAATTCACAATTCCCTTATTTTAGAGTGGTTCGGTTTACTGAGAACTAATCTTCCACTTGTACCTTTTCGGGTAGATACCACACCTTTGTAAAAGCTTCTGTTCCTAGGCTGAACGCTCACCGGCCCGAATGTGTGTTTGCTTACGCTACGTTCACAAGCTCATCTTGACGTACAAGACCTACTAGAGCCATTTTGTTTAAAATGTTGCCATTTATAATTTTGTTACCCATAGATTTAAGTGATAGAGAACATCTCACTACGTGCCTCAAATAAGTAGATATGCCAGTCAATACCATTTCATCCCCTTATTATTGTGGTACAAAGATAATCATAAATATTGAAATTCCAAACAAAAAAAGTATTTATTGTAAAATCATTTTAATGAAAGTAATAAAATTAACCGAATCTGAACTTAATCGTATCATTAAGAGGGTATTACAGACTGAACAAGAATCTGAAGAAGAACCGGATACAAATTTAGTTGTGGGTCTTAGAAACTTTTCAAAAGGTAGAATTAGTAAAGATGAGTTATATCGTCTTGACGATAGCATATACGACATCTATCAAAAAGAACCTTTGGGACAATCAATTATTACAATTCGATTTGAAGATGATAAAGAATTGTTTGAAGAATTGGATATTGATGAGCAAGACATTTGGTTTATGGGCGCTCTTAATTCATATAATGGTTATGAATTTAAGGATTCATATCAAGTGGAACAAGATTTTAAAGAAGGGTATGGAATATATTATGATTTAAATGACGAAAATAAGGAAACTCTTAAAAATATTGCAACAACAATTTTACCAAATAAGGAATTTAATCTTGAAGATGACGAATATAAGGTAGAGTTATCTGATATGTTACTTGATTTGTTTCCAAATGAAATGGACTACATTTTTGGTGATTTTGCGGTTGAAAAAGACATTGAAATGAATACAGTTGCCAAAGAGGCAATAAAGGATGAGTTTGAAAGACCGTTAGAAGAAAGTGGTATTAATCTTAATCATGATATGGATGAGGTTGAGATTAGTTTAGCCGACTTGTATTTGGGCGCATTACAATTGAATATGTTTAACTCGGATGCAAAAGAAATTGTTACCGCAATAATGCAAAAAGCGTTGGGTAATAATGTTGGAGGTTGGTATGAAAATAGTTATGAGTTCCAAGATGATAGTAAATTTGATTCAAAATCATTTAATAATTACGTTGCTCATCAATTTGAACAGATGAAAGAAAAATTGGATGAAAGAAGTGATGAAGTTTATACTGTTCAAGATTTTGTTGAATTTAGAAATCGTATTATGTCAAAATATAAATTAAAAACTTGGTATGAAACTCCTAAAGATGATAATATTATTTTTCTGATTGACTCATTTAACGCACCTAATCTCTCCGTTAGGTTAAATGTTAAGTCAAGGGATACCGGGTTATTTAAACAACTTGTATTAGATGAAGAACAGTTTAACAATTTTTTAAACCAAAATTCTTTATTTAGTTTGGAAGATATGTATTAATTGTTTATCTTTGTCCCATGACAAATGATATATTATTGCTAAAAGAAGTTCTTAGTGTTCCAACCGTAACTTATCAAGAAGACCTTATGGTCGAGTTTTTACAGAATTGGTTGACAGAAAACAATATAGAACATTACGTTGATGAACACAAAAATGTTTATGCAACAAAACAAGAACTCGAAACACTTCCTGAAGATTTTTACTTCCCTTGTGTTATCGCGCATACCGACACTGTCCATAGATTGGATACTATTATTGTTCATGAGGAACAATTACCAAATGCTCAAGGTGAGATTAAAGATGCGTTGAAAGCTTACAACTTACATGGATTACCAACCGGAATCGGTGGCGACGATAAGTGTGGTGTTTTTGCTTGTTTAAAATTACTTAAAGAAGTTCCAAACTTAAAAGCGGCATTTTTCGTATCTGAAGAAACGGGATGTCACGGTTCTAAAAAAGCAGACCCTGAATTTTTTACCAATGTTGGGTATGGAATTCAATTTGACGCTCCTGAGAATTGGATGATTACCGAAAAATGTTTCAGTCAAGATTTATTTGATAGAGAATCAGAATTCTTTGAGGTTTGTGACCAAGTATTAACCGAAGGGATGCATAATGAAGATATGCAATATATGGTTCACCCGTATACCGATGTTTACGCATTAAGAAGTAAATTTAACTTTTCTTGTATTAACTTTTCAATTGGGTATTACGATTACCACACACCAAACGAATATGTGGTAATTGAAGATGTTTTCAAAGGGATTGAGATGGGAAGACAAATGATTGAAAAACTTGGAAATAAGTTACACTACAAAGAAGTGGTTGAACTTCCAAGATATAATAGTAGATTCTTCTAAAATAAAAAAGAGACCAATCGGTCTCTTTTTTTATGCTCTAATTATAAACAAAAAAAGGGGATTTTTATCCCCTTTCTTATTATCTACCTTTTTTGGTGATTTTGATTTCCTCACCATCCATTTTAATTTGGTAAGATTTCCCTTCAAACATTTTACCGGTTAACACTTCTTCAGATAACAAATCCTCAATTTTATCTTGGATTGCTCTCTTCAATGGTCTCGCTCCATACACTTCATCAAATCCAATCTTAGCCAAGTATTTTACTACTTCGTTATCGTAGGTTACTGTGTATTTCATATCACCAAGACGAGTCATTAATTTCTTTAATTCAATCTCTGTAATTTTTTCAATATCTTCAGGAGATAATGAATTGAAGACAATAGTATCGTCAATACGGTTAATGAACTCCGGAGAGAAGAAGTTCTTCATCTCTTTCATCAAGATTTCTTTTTTCGCCTCCTCATCTGCATATGAGTTATTTGAGAACCCAATACCAGTACCAAAATCTTGTAATTTCTTAACACCCAAGTTAGAGGTTAAAATAATCAAGGTATTCTTGAAGTTAATCTTTCTACCTAAACTATCGGTTACGTGTCCATCATCCAAGATTTGAAGTAATACCGTAAACACATCTTTGTGTGCTTTCTCCACCTCATCAAACAAGATAACAGAATATGGTTTATTTTTAACTTTTTCAGTTAATAATCCACCTTCTTCATATCCAACGTATCCCGGAGGTGCTCCAACCAATTTAGAGATAGTGTGTTTCTCTTGGTATTCTGACATATCCACACGGATAAGTGAATCTTCAGTTCCAAACATCTCTTTTGCCAATTGTTTTGCCAAGTGAGTTTTACCCACTCCGGTTGAACCTAAGAAGATAAATGAACCAATAGGTCTGTTAGGGTCTTTAATGCCCAAACGGTTTCTCTTGATTGATTTTGCAATCTTAACAACAGCAGCATCTTGACCGATTACTTTACCCATGATTGATTTGTCTAAATCTAATAACGCTTTAGAGTCATCAGCATTCATTTTATTCACCGGGATTTTAGTCATACTTGATACAACTTCATAAACAGTTTCAAGAACAATAGTTTGTTTCTCTAAATCCATTTGTTTAGAAAACTTCTCTTTTTCTACTTCAAGTTTGATTAACAACTTTTTCTCCTTATCTCTAAGTTGAGCTGCTTGTTCGTAGTTTTGTTTTTTAACTACTTCCATTTTTTCAATCTTAATCTCAGCCGCTTTCTTTTTAAGGTCTTCAATTACTTGAGGGACTTTAATCTCAGTTTGCATACGAGCACCAACCTCATCTAAGATGTCAAATGCTTTATCCGGGAACTCACGGTCAGTAATGTAACGGTCAGCCAACTTAACACAAGTCTCAATAACTTCGTCACTATACAACACCTTGTGGTATGATTCGTATTTATCACGAACATTTTTAAGGATTTGAATGGTTTCCTCTACGGTTGATGGTTCTACCACTACTTTTTGGAATCTACGTTCCAATGCCCCATCTTTCTCAATGTTCTTACGGAACTCATCAAGAGTTGTTGCCCCAATACATTGAACCTCACCACGAGCAAGTGCTGGTTTGAAGATGTTTGAACCATCCATTGAACCTGATGAATTACCTGAACCAACCAAAGTATGAATCTCATCGATAAAAACGATGATGTTTGGGTTCGCACTAAGTTCTTCGATAATCACTTTCATTCTTTCTTCAAATTGTCCACGATATTTTGTACCGGCAACAACTGAAGTTAAATCAAGGTTTACAATTCTTTTGTCCACTAAATTTCTTGGACATTCTCCGTTAACAATTTTCATTGCCAACCCTTCAACTAATGCGGTTTTACCACACCCTGGCTCACCTACAATAATAGGGTTATTCTTTTTTCTACGAGAAAGGATTTGTGCGATTCTCAAAATCTCGGCATCTCTACCAATTACCGGGTCTAATTTACCCGCCTCAGCTAGTTTATTTAAATCTCTACTGAAGTTGTCTAATACAGGAGTGTTTGTGTCCATAGCTTGTTTTTGTGCTTTGTTACCTGATTTTTCGTTGTCGTCCATTAAGTCGTTCATAGTTTTTAATTTTATTTTACAAAGGTGAATCAAATATTGTTCTTATCCTAATTTTTAGTCAAATTGTCAGTAAATTTTTTTTAACCTGACATATTGACATATTTATTTAAATGGTATATTATTTGAATACGACAAAGGTATAAAATAAATCTGAATTAAAAAAATTAAATTATGTTTGGAAACGAAAAAAATTTTAATGACATTTTGAGAGCGTTTGACGATATGTTCGCTCAGTTTGATTCTCGTTTAGGGGAATGGAAATCACAAACTAAACTATCTGAAGATGGTACGGTGAAAGTTACTACCTATTATAGGGGTACTGAACCAAAATCATCTAAAGATGGATATGGTTTGAAACGACAACTTGAAATTGCAATTGAGAATGAAGACTTTGAAAAGGCGGTTGAGATTAGAGACCAAATTAAAAAAATGGAACTTAATCAAGAAACCATTACGAAACTTGAAGAAGAATTAAAACAAACAATTAAGGACCATAATTTTGAAAGGTCAATCGAGATTCGTGACGAATTAAAGAAATTAAAGAAGTAAAAAGAAACCCCGCCCAATAGGTGGGGTTTTTTATTTACTATGTCTCATATTTATAATTATGAAACCATTTGAAAAATTTTTAGTTAGTAGTGTCGGGTTAACACGACTAAGTGAAGTGTACCTTGAATTAAGACAATATTTACAAGAAATAGGTTGGAGCGAGGAAGATGTAGAATACCCACCCTATTTCCCATCAAAACTTATGAGATTATATGATAATTTTGGGTATGAACAAAGGGTTTTACTTCAACAGATTAAAGATTTAGGTCTTGAGGTAGATTTGAATGATTTTAATAAATTTATTGAAAAATCAATAGAAAAAATAAACGAAATAACACCACTAAAAGATGGGAATCACAAGGGAAGAAATCAAGGGGACGAAGATTATTAATGAAATAAAATCGTCAAACATTAAAAGGACAGAATACGATACTGAAACAAAAAAAATGATTGTTGAATTTAACAATGGATTCAAGTATGAGTATGATGATGTACCACACCAAGCCTACACAAAATTCAGAGCTGCGGAATCTCAAGGAAAATTTTTTGTAAACGAGATATCAAAAGCCTACAAGTATAAGAAACTGTAGTATTTATAATAATGAGTAAATTACAACAAATACTTAATAGTTTCACTATTAAAGAAACTCTTAACCCAAAAGTATGGGAAAATCCTACTGACCCTAAAAAGGCAAGTATAATTCCTAAAGTTAGAAAGGCTCTTGAGCGTATTGCTGATGAGTTTGTTGAGTATTTGGGTGATGACGTATTTGTTGAGGACGTTGTCCTTACAGGTTCTCTTTCAAATTTTAATTGGTCCGAATTTTCTGATTTTGATTTACACATTATTGTTGACATGGATGAATACGGAGACGAGGATGAATTATACAAAGAACTTTTTAATTTAAAAAAACAAATTTTTAACGACAAACATAATATCAAAATATTTGGATATGATGTCGAGTTATATGCTCAAGATGCCGAAGAACCTCACACTAGTTCAGGTGTTTATTCTATTATGAATAACAAATGGATTAATGTTCCAAAGAAAATGAATCTTGAAATAGATAAAAAAGTTCTTGAATCTAAAATACAAAATTGGGTTGAAAAAATTGATACTGCCGTTGAGAATGGAGATGTCAAAGTTCTTGAATCTCTTAAAGACAAATTAAAAAAATATCGTCAGTCCGGATTGGATGGTGATGGGGAATTATCCTATGAAAATTTGGTTTTTAAATATTTGAGAAGGTCCGAACATATTGAAAAATTATTTGACTCAATCAATAAAGGTACCGACAAAGAACTATCCGTTGAAAGAAAAATGGAGGATTAGTTAGTAAAATTACAATAATTGTTAATAATCGTATATTTATAAATAAAAAATTAAATGGCATTCGTTACATATCTTATAGCACCTTGCGCGGGTGGTTCAGCACTAACCGTAGAATTTAACAGTTCATCACTTCCAGCTGTTGGTGGAAATTATTATTTAACGTTCACAGGTGCAACAACTCAGGGATGTTATGAGGTGGCTGATACTGCGGAGCCAGGAACGGGTTCGGATTATGTTGCAACTATGTCAACAAATTATGGTGATTGTGTAACATGTTTAACTGCCAATCCGACTCCAACCCCAACACCAACTCAAACTCAAACACCAACACATACCCCAACACAAACGGGTACTCCAACTCAAACACCTACAAAAACACCTACACCAACTCCAACCAAAACGGGTACTCCAACACCAACTCCAACTAAAACGCCAACAAATACCCCAACACAAACTCAAACGCCAACCCAAACTAAAACTGGTACACCAACTCCAACACCAACTCAGACCGGAACACCAACACAAACGCCAACTAAAACTGCTACACCTACTCCAACCCCAACTAAAACTGCTACACCAACTCCAACTCCAACCAAAACTGGTACACCAACTCCAACTCCAACCAAAACGCCAACTAATACCCCAACACCAACACAAACTCCAACACCGTCATCAACTCCATATCCATTAACAGGATATAGTGTGGATAATCAATATGCGTATACTGTTCAAATATTGGGTAACTTTAGTGGTGGGTCAATTACTGAGGGAGGACCGGCAAATGGAATAGCACCACACCCTATATTCACTGACGCAAATGGAATACCATACGCTCAGTTAAACGCAATTACGTTAGGTGGATTTAACGGATTAAATAATTAAAAACAAAACAAATTAATATACAATGGGAAATTTAAAACCAATTGGTAGTGAAAAACTAACAGGGGACCAAAAATTAAAAAGAATTATGGAAATTGCTCGTTTCAATGAAGTAATTCCTAATCGTATAAACGAAAATGCAACATCAGAATATTCTATTGGTCTTGCAGATGGTAATAAATATGAAATTGTTAAAGAGAAACAAGGTTACATCATTAAGAAAACTATCTCAGAATCTGAAACAGATTATTTGGAGCCAATGAAAAATAGAAAATACTATTCTTCATATTCACAAGCATTCAAAAGATTGAACTTAGTTGCGGGTGAGTTAAATAGACTTAATGAGAATGAAGAAGGTATATCACTATATGGTGAACAAAAAAAATTCACATTAAAAACTCCAAAACCACAGATAGAGGCTCCGGCACCGGCAGCGGTTCCGTCGGCACCACCAGCAGTTCCATCACCGGAATTACCACCATCACCAATGGATGATATGGGTATGGAAGATGCAGATATGGATGATATGGGTATGGATGACATGGATACTGAAGTTGATGTTGATACTGAAGTTGATGTAGAAGATGAAGGAGGTTCAAACGAACAAGTAACTTTCAAAACAATTCAAAAGTTAACAGGTAAATTAACTCAAAAAATTAGAACATTAGATTCTGAAGAAGGAATGACTTCTGAGAATATGAAATATGTTATTAATATGGTGTTATCTTCATTTGACTTAAATGAATTAACTGAAGAAGATAGAGAAGATATTTTATCTAAATTTGAAGATGAAACTGAAGATTTAGGTGGAGACGATATGGATGGTGAAGACTTAACTGATGATAGTGAAGTTGAAGATATCCAAGCAGACATGGACATTCCAATGGAAAGTGATATGGAGGAAGGATATAAGTATGATGATGTAGATGAGATTAATCCTGATGACATTTTTGATGACGAAGAGTTTGAAAAACATCGTAGACATTCAAGATTTAAGAGAAGACATTCTGACTCGGAAAACGGAGCTATTTTTGACAGTATTTTTGGAGAATCTAAAGTAGATAAAGTATTATCAAAATATTTCGAAGTTTCTAAAAAAGAAATTGTTGAGAATAGACAAAAAACTGCAGAAAGAAAAACTAAAACAATTACTGAGGTTAGAAGACAAATGAAATCAGTTGTTAAATTAACTGAAACTATTGAACAAGAATTAGCTTCTCAAAAATTTTTAGAAGAAAATACTGGAGCTAAAATTGTTGGAAAAACTAATAAAAATAACTTAGTTTTTGAAAACAAAGGAAAAGAAATTAAAATCACACCTGAAGGATTATTAGTATGAGTTATTTGATTTACGTAAACGGTTTAGGTCCTAACTATAAGGGTGATAACCTTTACGAATTCATATTCTCTGATAGTTTGGATGTGTGGGGTGAAGCGTGGGATAATCGTCCGTCTAACGGATACCCTCAACCACCTGATTTAAAATATATTAAAAAAGTAGGAGTTTTGAGAGATACTGATGTAAAATTGGAATTGATTCAAAACTCCGATTTTTTTTCAGTGATGGATGCAATGGACGACATAATTGCATTAGCATGGGAAACAGAAGATGAAACTAATCAAAAAAGAATGGTTTTTAGATTTGGGGTTCCTGAACAAGAAATAAAAGACAAACTCTATGAAAGAGATTTGGTATTAGAATTTGAAAAGAAAGTAGTCTATGAAAGTTAATATTAAAGCATTAGAACTAATTGAAAAAGGGTTATCATCAAAAACTGTTGGGAAACTAACAGAATCTCAAATCAATGTGTTACATAGTAAACTTGTTAATGAACAAGTAACTGAAGTTCCAACTAAAAAAAGTTATAAAGTAGGACCAGCAGGTGGTAAGGTTGGTAATTTAAATATTACACAAGACCCAAACACTAAAGAAGTTATGGTAACTGCTACCGAAGGTGAGATTGGAGAAGACGTTGAAGTAACTACTGACCCAAATAAAGAAAATGAAACTCAAGACCCAAAACAAGTAGGTCCATCAACTGATGATGGATTTGGGGATGAAACTGATGGTATGGGTATGTTTGAGAATGAAACTCAGGATGGAAAACCTAATCCTTGGGCTATTTGTCACGCACAAGTAGGTCCGAAGAAAACAAGAAAATTTGAAAGATGTGTACAATCTGTAAAAAAACAGTTGGCAGAAGGAAAAAATGTTGTATCTTTGTTTCTTGAAAACGAAATTATGAAAATAGTAGAAAGAAATTTACCTCCAAGAATCACTAAAGGTGAACTTGTAAAGTATTTGACAGAAGCTGACACTGAGACAGCGCCGACAAGAACAAAACCAACAACAAAACCTGGTACAAAACCAAGTCATCCGGGTAAAAATCCAAATCCGGGAGTTAACCCTGCACCAAAAGCTAAGAAACCTTCACCAGAAGAAGCTAAGGACAAAATTATGGATGTAATCATGCAAATCTTAGAAAAATAATAATGGCAAAGAGAATTAAAGAACAGTTAGATTACGGGAATAGACCTGAAAGAATGGACCCAAATTTAGAAAGAAAACTTGCAAGTCCTGAAGGTCTATACGCTCAGAATCCTGCAATGAAAAATAAAGAGGTTGACGTTCAAAGATTGATTAGTAATCGATTCCAAAAAGTTGCTGAAAAATTAAGTGATGTTACAGGTATTCAAAATTTAAGTTCTCAACAAACTCAAGGTATGATATACCAAGAGATGATGAGAAAATTGCCTAACATTATGAGAATTGAAGCTGCTCATAGAGATGAACTTGAACAGTTAGCAATTGAAGCTGCGTTAGAAGAGTCTGAAGTTCCTGTTGATTGGTATAAAATTGAGGCTTATTTAAATAGAGAACCAATTGATACTTCTAATTTTAGAATGAAACCTGAAGAAGAAAAAGATGACGAGGAAGAAGAAGACGAAGAAATGGAAATTCCATCTTTTGATGTTGAAAATTTAACCAAAGATGAAATTTTTGAATTAGAAAAACATAAGAGAAATATTATCAACGCCATCATTCAAGGTGCTGCGAAAAAAGGGCATTATATTTTCCAAAAACCGGATATTAAAGCAAGACTTGATGAAATTGACCCATCTCTTTATAATGATTATTTAGGTATTATGGCAATTAACGACTTCTTATACTTTAGTATGGAACAAATGATTGAAATGATGAGTCAAACAGGTCAAGGAATTGCAGGAAAAGTTGAATTGGACGATAACGATGAAGAGGGGGATGAAGGTGAAGAAGGAGAAGAAACTCCGGATACAGTAATTAAAGCGTTTGGTTTAATCTTTCCAATTCTATGTCATGAAATAATTAAAGGATTAGAAGAAGCAAAAGGTAGACACGGATTACCTAAAGACCCGGAGATGGCTCAACGAGTTATGGGACAAACTGATACATTAAGTAATGAACCAATGCAGTTGAGAATAGGTCCGGAAATCGTGGAAAGAATAAGGTTTGCATTACCTGATAAAATGTACGAACCTGAAAACAAAGGTTTGATAAACTGGTTTCATACTTTGTTATACCAAATTGAAGCCCAAGAGTTTTTAGAAATTATCGGAAACGCAATCTCTGAAGATTCTTCAAAAGTAGCGAAAGCAACCTCAAAATTTAATGAAATTATGAGAGAAGCTATCAAAATGAAAGAAGAATTTGAAGATTACAAAGAAGAAGAAGGGATTGATTCTGATGAAAACGAAGACGACGGATTAGATGATTTCTTGGGTAGTTTAGGTATATCGAGACCTAAATAACCAAAAAAATAACTCTTGAATAAAGAACAATTAATAATTGAGGTAACGAAGTGCATGAGGAATACACCCTACGCACTTCGTACTTATTTACAGACATACGATAATACGGTATCAAAATATGTACCGTTAGATTTATTTCCTGACCAAGTATCCTTGATTGAGGATTACGATAAATACAATGAGAATATTGCCCTTAAGTACAGACAGGCAGGTGTGTCTACTGTGACCGCCGCTTGGGCGTCTAAAAAACTTGTATTTGCAAAAAAAACTAAGCCCGAAAAAATTCTAATAATTGCCAATAAATTAGATACGTCTATGGAAATGGCAAATAAAATTAGAGGTTTTACTGAACAGTGGCCTAGTTGGGTTGGTGTAGGTTTTTCAAATGAAAAAAATGCACAACGACATTTTAAACTAACAAATGGGTGCGAGGTAAAGGCAGTTGCAACATCCCGAGATGCATTAAGGGGTTATACCCCAACCATTCTTATCTTTGATGAGGCTGCGTTTATTGAAGCTGACGGAGATTTTTGGTCAGCGTGTATGGCGTCCCTATCTACCGGGGGTAAAGTAATTGTAGTTTCCACACCAAATGGTTATGACGCAATTTACTATGAAATTTATGACCAGTCACTTAGAAATATGAATGACTTTAAAATTTCTGAAATGTTTTGGCACCGTGACCCTCGATATACAAAAGATTTGTATATGGTTAAAACACACGATTTAGTTCACTTTTTATTAAATAGGGAAGAATATAACCTTGATGAGGTTATTGTTGACCTATCAATGTCCAATCCATTTGAGAGAGACCATTCTATTGTGACCAAATATATTGAAGATGGCTACAAACCATGTTCTGCTTGGTTTGAAGGAATGGTAAAAAAATTAAAATACGATAGACGTAAGGTTGCTCAAGAGTTAGAATGTAATTTCTTAGGTTCCGGAGATAACGTATTTGATTCTGATTTGATGCAAGACATTGCCAAAAATCAAGTTAAAGAACCAATGGCTAAAATGATGGGTGGTGGATTATGGATATGGAAAGAACCGGAAAATGGGCATAAATATGTTATGGGTTGTGACGTATCTCGTGGAGATTCTGAAGATTTTTCAAGTGTTGAGATTATTGATTTTGACACTAGAGAACAGGTATTAGAATATGTCGGAAAAGTTCCTCCAGACGTTTTAGCTGAAATTGCGTATAAGTGGGGAACTATGTATAATGCTTATTGTGTTGTGGATATTACTGGTGGTATGGGAGTTTCAACCGCAAGAAAACTACAAGAAATGAACTATCAGGGTGGATTGTATGTTGATGGTGTTGATACAACCAATAAATGGAAGTATGACCCAAAAATAAATGAAAAAATTCCGGGAATTAACTTTAATTCAAAAAGAGTTCAGATTATTGCTGCGTTTGAAGAAGCGATGAGACATAAGTTTAGAATTTATTCAAGTCGTCTTTATAACGAAATGAATACGTTTGTTTACATAAATGGACGACCTGACCATCAAAAAATGCATCATGATGACTGTATCATGAGTATTGCGATGGCGATATATGTTGCGGAAAAATCATTCCAATCATTAGAAAAAGTTACCAACCATACCAGAGCAATGTTAAATTCTTGGTCTACCGCTGTAAATGAAAATAAAAACTCATCTGAGTTTTTTAATCCAATGGTACCTCAAATGGGTAGACAATATCCAATAAACCAAGGAGCAACTAGAGAAGATTACCAAAAGTATGGGTGGTTATTTGGTGGGTAATACTATTTATATTACTGAGGAAACAAGTAAATTTATATCATGAGTGAACAACAAAATAATATGACGGTATGGCAGAGATTGTCCCAAACATTTGGGCCAAATTCTCTATTAAACCAAGATTATCCAACATTTAAGTTTGATAAGAAGGAATTATTACGTACCAAAAGTAAGGAAGAATACGAAAAAGAGAAGTTACAGGCACAACAAACCTTTTACTTAACAAACCAATGGGCGAAAGTTGAGAATAATTTATATTCACAAGCAATCTATTATGAACCATCAAGATTATCAGCACAATACGATTACGAGTCAATGGAGTATACTCCGGAGATTTCAGCGGCATTAGATATCTACGCAGAAGAATCGACAACAACAAACGAAGATGGTTTTATTTTACAAATTTATTCTGAATCGAAAAGAATAAAAGGTGTATTAGCAGATTTATTTAACAACTCACTTGATATCAACACTAACTTACCAATGTGGACAAGAAACACTTGTAAGTATGGTGATAACTTTATTTATTTAAAATTGGACCCTGAAAAAGGTATTGTTGGGGTACAACAATTACCTACTATTGAGATTGAACGTCATGAGGTAGGTGTAAGTGCAAAAATATCTACAGATATTACTAAGGAAATGGACAAGGATAAAAAATCACTTCATTTTACTTGGAAGAATAAAAACATGGAATTTCAATCATGGGAGATTGGTCACTTTAGATTATTAGGTGATGATAGAAAACTTCCTTATGGTACATCTATGTTAGAAAAAGCAAGACGTATTTGGAAACAATTATTATTATCTGAAGATGCAATGTTAATTTATCGTACGTCAAGAGCACCTGAAAGAAGAATGTTTAAAGTATTCGTGGGTAATATGAACGATGATGATGTTGAGGCTTACGTACAACGTGTTGCAAACAAATTCAAAAGAGAACAAGTGGTGGATAATAAAACAGGTAATGTTGACATGAGATTCAACCAAATGGCTGTTGACCAAGATTACTTTATTCCTGTTAGAGACCCATCAGCACCAGACCCAATTACAACGTTACCGGGGGCAACAAACCTTTCTGAAATTGCCGATATTGAATATATCCAAAAGAAATTATTAACAGCACTTCGTGTTCCTAAAGCATTTTTAGGATTTGAAGAAGTAGTTGGTGATGGTAAAAATTTATCATTACAAGATATTCGTTTTGCTAGAACTATTAATAGAATTCAAAAGAGTATGGTTGCGGAATTAAATAAAATTGCAATCGTTCATTTATTTTTACTTGGGTTCGAAGATGAATTAGATAATTTTACATTAGGGTTATCAAACCCTTCAACACAAGCAGATTTATTAAAAATTGATGTTTGGAAAGAAAAAGTTTTATTATACAAAGATTTAGTTGCAGACCCAGGAAATGGAATTTCGGCAACCTCATCTACTTGGGCTAAGAAACATATCTTTGGATGGTCTGATGAAGAAGTTCGTTTGGATTTACAACAACAAAGAATTGAAAGAGCTGTTGGTGAAGAACTTAAAGCAACTGCAACTGTTATTACTAAAACAGGGTTATTTGATAATATAGACAAACTTTACGGTAGTAACTCAGGTTCTACTGCTCCAGTATCATCTGAAACATCCGAACCGGCACCATCATTTGGTGGAGGTGGATTTGATACTGCGGATTTAGGCGGTGGAGAAGAATTACCACCAGCAGGAGAGGAAACAGTACCACCACCACCGGCAGGAGGTGAGGCTGAAGTGACACCAGAATCACGAATGAATAACCTAAACATGTTAGTTGAAAATAACTTAATTGACGGTGCTCAAATGATTAATTTAGGTCATGGACAAGATTCTTTAGGAGAAATTTCAAAAGAATTGAATAAGTTACTAAATTCCTAATATTTATTTAATAAAATTAAGTGTAATGACCTTCGGAAACCTAAAATCCATAATCGAAAAAAATCTACTTGAGTCATATAGTGACGAAAAAGATTTCAAAAAATCTTTAAGAGAGTTCAAACATAATGTTCTGAACAATAAATCTATGTCAAAAGCTTATGCTTTATATGACCAATTAAGCACACCTCAAGGTTTATCTGAACAGGATGCTAAAGAATTTTTAGAAGAAGGGATTAGTTTATTACATAAAATTTTACCAACAATAAAATCACCAAGAAGTTTATCAGAAACAATTATAAATAATTATTCTGATTTAGATGTATTAGCGTATTCAAACAAATTAAATTTACTTGAAAGAGTGAATGCTAAGAAAAACATAATTAAAGTTTTAACAACTAAAAAAGAAACGGTTAAAGAATCAATTAATATTCCAATTAAATCTATGGTTAGTATTGCCAACCAAACATTAAGAGGGTATATTGAGAACTTAGATGAGAATTCCAAAAAAGAATTTTTTCAATTAATATCCGAAGACACTAAAACTCTTGAAACTAAATTTGAAACTTTACGTGAGAATACAATCACAAAACTTAAAGGGATGTTAGATACTGAACAAGAGTCTGAAATGAAAACAAAAATTTCTGAAACTATCGATAGATTAAAAGATGAAAAGTTCGACCAAATGAACTTTTTAAAACTTAAAAATTTAGAAGAATCTATTTAATTTAACATATTACATTATAAATCAATAAGTGTTTTTACTATTCAAACGGTAAAAACACTTTTTTTTTTTGACATAAACAATAATTTCAATTATATTTTCATTATAACCAATAAACATTTATAATGAAAAACTTTAATGAAAAAAGGAAAAAGTGTAAAATTAAATTTATACAATCCAATTAAATCAGTCTATGGTACCGTAGATTCAAAAAACTTAAAATCAGTTTACATAAACATTCAATCATGGGTGACACCAAAAGATGAATACGATAATTGGAATCGAGTTGTTTCCAATTTAAGTCGGGAGATTAAACATTCTGTTTTTAAATCCATTAACACAAATTTATTCCAAAATAAAAGTATTGTGGATTTAGATTTAAGAACCAGTGGGATATCTCACGGTAAAAAATCATTTTTTAATTTAGAAATAAATCTATACGCAACAAATGAATTAGATTTTAAATCGCCTGAAATTAAAGAATCCGTAAAAAATATAGTACAATCTATCTATAATAATAACATCACAACGAACAAATATTTTGAATTTTCAACTACAAAAAAAGAGGTTATCTTGTAAAGTATCATAATCGATATATTTATCTTAAAAAGAATTAATGAAACAATTAAGAATATTAGAAGCAACCGAAACCGGACACGGTATATTAGTTGAGGCTGACGCAGGTTGGGTTTCACCAAAAGACAAACATAATGAAAAAGTTTTGAGAGAAGCTAAAGAAATGGACTATAGAAACCCATTTGAATTTTATGCTGTTTTACAAAAATATGACACACCTAATAGAAACGGTAGAACATATCCTGAAAGGATATTAAAAAGAGAGGCTGACAATTATAAAATTGCAATTGAAAAAGGGTTATCAACATCAGAGTTAAATCACCCTGAATCATCTTTAATTGATTTAGACCGAGTATCTCATATCATTACTGACGTATGGTGGGACAGAAACATATTAATGGGAAAACTTAAATTATTAACTTCCCCGGGATTTCATGAAAGAGGAATTGTTTCAACTAAAGGAGACCAAGCGGCAAATTTAATGAGACAAGGAGTTACTTTAGGTATTTCTTCTCGTGGAGTTGGTTCACTTAAAAAAGTAGGTGAAAGAAATGAAGTTCAAGATGATTTTGAATTAATTTGTTTCGACTTAGTATCATCACCATCAACACCGGGAGCGTATTTGTTTACAAATGCTGACGATAGAGACAAGTATGAAGAAAATCTTGAAGAAGAAAAAAAATATAAACAAAAAGACGATTATGTGGAGAAGTCAGTTGACTTAATGAAAAAATTAAACGACTTTTTAGGAAAATAAAAAAACACATGGAAGAAAAGTATTTCGTAGCAAAAATTCAGTACGACTTACCTGATGAGAACACAGGTAAAATTAAAAAAATTAGAGAAGAGAAACTTGTAAATGGTTATTCAGTAACAGATGTTGAAGCCAAAGTTACAAAAAAATATGAGGGGTTCTCACATGAGTGGAGAATCACTGCAGTCTCTGAAAGTAAAATTGATGAAGTAATTCAATAATTGGTTT